GCTATAAATAGGGGGTATGAGTTGTATTTTTTGTTAAATTAATGGTTGTTAGCGGTGAAAAGAAGAATGAAATAAGTTTGCGTTATGCACAGGGAGAGGTTTTTAATTCAGATAAGAGGTTTAGAGTCCTTGTGGCGGGTAGAAGGTTTGGAAAGAGTTATCTAAGTTGTATTGAGCTATTGAGAGGGGCTATTAATAGGCCGAATGAGGTTTATTTCTATTGTGCGCCGACTTATCGGATGGCAAAGGACATTGCATGGAAGGAATTGAAGAGGTTGACACCGAGGACATGGATTAAGAGTAAGAATGAGACTGATTTGAGACTGGATTTAATTAATGGTTCGAGTATTGAATTGAAGGGAACTGAAAATGCTATGGCATTAAGAGGTAGAAGTTTAGCTGGTGTTGTATTAGACGAGGCAGCATTTATGGATAGAGATGTATGGGCGGAGGTTATAAGACCAGCACTGGCTGATAAACAGGGTTGGGCTTTATTTATTAGTACTCCTGATGGTACTGCAAGCTGGTTTTATGATATGTGGTGCTTTTGTGGTGAAAAGGAATGGGATGATTGGGGAAGATGGAGTTTTACTACGATAGAGGGGGGTAATGTAGCAAAAGAAGAAGTTGAAGCAGCCAGGGGGCAGTTAGATGCGAGGACATTCAGACAGGAATTTGAGGCAAGTTTTGAAAATCTTACTGGATTGGTTGCTGTAAGTTTTGCTGATGAGAATATTAATAAGGAAGTACAGGATTTACACATGCTTCCTTTGTTAATTGGATTGGATTTTAACGTTGACCCTATGGCAGGAATCTGTGCTGTAAAGCATAACGATACTTTGTATGTTTTTGATGAAATTATGCTTACAGGAGGTGCTACCACATGGGATTTTGCAGAAGAGGTTACGAGAAGATATGGAGTTGATCGTAGAATTATTGCTTGTCCAGACCCCACTGGAAGTGCAAGAAAGACGAGTGGTGTAGGAGTAACAGATCATACGATACTTAGGAGGTCTGGTTTTACCGTTATGAGCCCCAGAAGCCCGTGGAAGATCAGAGATAAGATCACTGCTGTCAATACTGCCCTGTTTGATGCTAATGGCGATAGGAGGACGCTTATACACCCTCGTTGTAAAGAATTGATAAAAGCACTTAGGACGTTAACTTATGCACCTAATACTGGTTTACCTAATAAGAATTTGGGTGTAGATCATGCGTTTGATGCTTTTGGTTATCTTTG